CGCTGAAATTTTCGCCGTTCCGGTATCCGAATCATGGGGGCTATAACATTTAGTCCTGTCGGCTACGGCGACGGCTACGGCGACGGCGACGGCTACGGTGACGGCGACGGCGACGGCTACGGCGACGGCGACGGCTACGGCGACGGCTACGGCGACGGCGACGGCTACGGTGACGGCAACGGCGACGGCTACGGCGACGGCTACGGCGACGGCGACGGCTACGGCGACGGCGACGGCGACGGCTACGGCGACGGCTACGGCTACGGCAACGGCAACTGCTACGGCGACGGCAACGGCTACGGCGACGGCAACGGCTACGGCTACGGCTACGGCTACGGCTACGGCACAATCCATAACAGCCGGTCTATTCGTAAGTAACGCGGTTTAGTGTCAAGCGCACATCAGCTAATGGGGCTGAAAGAGTCGGTTAGCGCCCGGTTACCGCGACCAATCATCTGCTGAGCCAGCTCGTTTTGTTTGTCTTGGAAACCACTCAACCCAAGCTGGCTCAGCTTCCAAACACGAGGTAAGAATGAAACAACATGTCGTTTTTGACACAGAAATCTTAGGTCTTATCAAGCCCGTCTTCCTTGTCTGCGCCAAGATCGTCGAGACCGGTGAGCGCTTCACCTTCTGGCACGACAAGCGTGGGCACACAGCCAAGCTCGAAAAGATGCTGGCAAACCCCGACTACACATGGGTCAGTTTCAACGGAACAAACTTCGATGCCCCGCTCGTCGCCGCAGCCGTCATGGGTCACGACGAAGAAGACCTGAAGCAGATGGCAACGACGATCATTCACGACGAGCTGCGTAGCTGGAAGACGTATCGGCAGTTCAATATCGACTTTCTTGACTACGACCACATCGACCTGATCGAAACCGCCCCCGGCGTGATGACCTCGCTCAAGACCTACGCAGGTCGCATGGCTTTCCCCAGCATGGTCGACATGCCGTATCACCACGACGAAGAGATCGACACGCCGAAGAAACGCAAGGTGGTCGAGAACTACTGTCACAACGACTGTGACGTGACCGAGGCGTTGTTCCGCAAGCTCAAGACTGAACTTGAACTACGTGAAGTCATGGGTGCTGAATATGGTCAAGACTTCCGCAGCAAGTCCGACGCGCAGATCGCTGAGGCCATTCTCAAGAAGCAAGTGGGTATCAATAACAACGACAAACAAGTGCCCTACTTTGTCGAGTACGCCGCACCCAAGTTCATCACGACGCGCAGCAAGCAGCTCAAGCAACTGATTCTGGACTTCGAGAATGAGTGCTATCCGATCAACCGGGCCAACGGATCACCCGTTGAAGCGGAATGGATGAAGGAGCCGATTCAGGTTGGCTCAGGTACGTACAAGGTCGGACTGGGTGGTCTGCACAGTCAGCACGACAAGAAGTTCTACATCGAAGCGACGGACAACCTGCTGCTCTCCGACTTTGACGTTGCGAGTTACTATCCGAACATCATGATGAAAGCAGGTCTGATCCCTCGCCTTGGCGGGAACAAGGGTCAGCTCTTCCTCGACGAGTATAAGACCATCTACGACCGACGCATGGAAGCCAAGCGCTCAGGCAACAAGAAGGTAGCAAACAGCCTTAAGATTTGCCTTAACGGCACATTCGGCAAGCTGGGCAGCATCTACTGTTCGTTCTACAGCCCTGACTTGCTCATTGCTGTGACGATCACCGGCCAGCTCAATCTGCTGTGCCTGATTGACGAGCTGGAGAAGTTGAAGGGCGTAGCAGTTCACTCGGCCAACACGGACGGCGTGCTCGTCGCTTACCCGCCAGCACAACGCGAGGCCGTGCTTGCAGTGTTTCACAAGAACGCCAACCGCACCGGGTTCGAGTACGAAGAAACACCATACCGTAAGATGGGGATGAAGGACGTAAACAATTACATCGCTATCACCGCTGAAAGTGAAGCGGCCATCATCGACAAGTCAGGTATTTACACCACTCGTTCTAAAGGAGGCAAGGCCAAGACCAAGGGGTTGTATGCGTCGTCTGGTCTGATGAAAAATCCGACTATGCAGGTCTGTTCTGATGCTGCGGTCTGGTATCTGAAGACAGGTATCAGCCCTGCGGACTACATTGCCAAATCCACCGATCCTGAAGACTTCATGGCCGTGCGCAACGTCAAAGGTGGCGGCGTGCAGCACAAGAAGATGGAGTTGGATGATAGCTGGGAACAAACCGACGAAGGTTGGGTGTTCGATGGCATGACAACCAAGCCAGTCAAACGCAAGTCCCGACCACCAGCTCGTGAAGTCGGCGTCGGTGGCACACCCTTCGGTCGCGTCGCACGCTGGTACATGACCAAGGAGCAGCTCCCACCGATCAGTTACGTCGGTTCAGGCAACAAGGTTCCGAAAACCGAAGGGGGCAAGGTCTGCATGACGCTGCCCGACAAGCTGCCGGCTGATCTCGACATCGACTGGTACATCAACGAAACGTATCAAATCCTTGAAGACATAGGAGTCACAGTATGAACGTCGAAATTAACTTAACGACAGGCCAACTCGCTGCTGAGATTTGTCGTCGGCTCGCACCCAACACGCAAGTCAAAATCACGCCGCGCTGGGTCAGGGTTCAGCATACAGCGCACTGCGACATGCTGATGACCGCGCAGCAGATTGATCAAGCAATTGCGAACAATCTGCTCAAGTAATCTTAAACAAAACGTTTAAATAATTGCAACAATTCGTTCAAACTCTGATAAACTCTTATCAGATACAAAAGCACGAGGTGATTCAAAATGGTAGAAAAGGTCATCCCCTTGGGGAAGCTCATTGACAAGCTCAATGATGCGCGTGATGCCAAGCGCAAGCACGCCGAACAGGAGAAAATCCTGAACGCCGCTTACACAGAGATCGAAGCACAAATCCTTGAACGCCTCGCTGCCGAGGGTATGAACAAAGGCACGGGCACCAAGGCAACGGCTTCGATCTCGCAAGTTGTCGTCGCAAACGTTGAGGACTGGGACAAGTTCCATGCGTTTGTGAAGAAGACAGGGTTCTTCCATCTATTGCAGCGTCGTGTGAGTGATCCGTCATTCCGCGAACTGCTCGAAATGAAAGGAGCTGCAGCAATGGCGAAGGCCGGTGTGGTGCCGTTCGTCAAGACCAACCTCAACCTCACCGCGCTGAAGTAACGCTCAGTAATTTTACAAACTCTGAAGGAGAAACACATGGCAGCAGCCAAAGGTACGTCCGTAGCAAAAGCCAAGCCGAAAGGCGGCGCGCTCGTCTCTGGCAGTCAGCAGGAAGCCCTCGACAAGCTACGCGCTCGGTTGATGGCCCCGACCGGTGACAAAATCAAAATCAGCAACAAGCAGTTCAAGCTTCCGTCAGGCGACACCCTCGACTTCCTCGACATCGTTGTCGTCGATTTCATCTACTACAACGTGTACTACGAAGGTACGTTCGACTCGAACAACATCGTTCCGCCGAACTGCTTCGCTCTGTCGCAGGAATCGAAGAGCGCTGTGCCGTCGGTCAACTCACCTGAAGTTCAGCACACCGCTTGTGCCGGCTGCTGGGCCAACGAGTTCGGCTCCGCAGGTAAGGGCAAGGCTTGTCAGAACCGCTGCTTGCTGGCCCTCCTGCCGAGCGACGCTGGTGAAGATACGCCGTTCACCATCCTCGACATCTCACCCACTGCAGTCAAGGGCTTCAGCTCTTATATGCAGGGTGTGGTACGTGGCGGCAAGATGCCTTACGAAGTCTTCACCCACGTCGAGTGCAACCCGGCAATGAAGCACGACGTAGCGGTCTTCAGTGATCCACAGATCATCGAAGACGCGGGCTTCCTCGGCATGATTGAGTCCCGTCTTGGCGAAGCTGCCGAGCGCTTGGCCACCGAGCCTGATGTTTCAGCATTCAAAGCAGCAAACGACGCTCCCAAAAAAGGCGCATTGAAAGCTCCCGTGAAGCGTCGTGCTTAACCAATGGCGCATGTCTGAAGCGTTACTCAGCGTCCGTCGACTTGACGAGTTACTGCCAAGTTTGACGGACGCTGAGATCAAGCAAGTGATCGCTCTTGAGGAAGCAGCGCTTCGCCGAAAATCATTCCTCGACAAGCTCTACCGCGAAATGCGGCAGCGCGTAAAAAAGCAGTTCTCTCGTTAGTTTTTCATTTTTAAAAGGAAGTAAATCATGACTCGCAAATCATCCGTCGTACTCACCCCTGCCGAACAAAAAGTCATCGTCACCGGCCTCAAGACTGAGCTGAAAGCTGCCCAGCTCGTCGTCAAAGAACTGACTGCTGCTGG